GCGATGTCTGCGTCAATCGCTTGCTGAGCGTACTGCTCGCCCATCTGACCAACCTTAGCCAGACGCTCGATATCCGCATAATCAGCCTCTGCCAACCCTGGTGCAGCACCAATCATTGCCTGCTGGCGGGCACGTTCTTGGGCATAGTTCTCGTATGCGAGTTTACCCGCAACATCAGTCAGTGCTTGCGAGAATTGACCAGTTGCACGGTCTTGTAATTGGCCCATCGCCCCAGATCCGTAGCGCCCAGCTTTGGAGGCCTGAGACCCTACTTGCTGCATTGCATCAAAAAACGACTGCTGTGCGGCTCGAGCGGCAGGTTGGAATGCTCCTTCAAAGAAAGGGTTTCCACTTAGATAGCCACCAGATACGGTATTCAGTGCCTGCTGTTGTGCTGCGCCGGTCAGTGGAGACCCCATCATTGCGCGGGTCTGTGCCGCCTGCATCGCCTGCTGGGTCTGCTGAGATGGCCCGGCATACGTCTGACCAGGGTAGTACTCTGGGCGTTGAGTCTGATATATGCGCTGTGCCTCCTGTAGCCCATATTCAACGTATGGCCTGACCATCGGGTCAAGTTCAGTCCTAGTTACAGTATTAGATCCACCGCCGCTCATATAACCTCCATAGCCCACTTACGGGGCTTAAAACCTAACTTTCGGGCCTGCCTGTCCCAACCAGGACGCCAGGAGTCAAATGTCACGACACTTGCCCCGCCCTGCTTGGCGATCTGCTTGAGATGCTGCAAGCCAGCGGGGATATGTCCATGCTCTATGAAGTGGACGCACCACACATGGAGCGTGGTTCCCTTGGGTTGCAGCACCGCAAACCCGACTGGCCTTGCATCCACCTGGGCGATCCAGAGCATCGATTTCTGGTTCCAGCAGTCTGCATACACATCCTCTGGAATCCACTGCTCAGGGCTTTTCTTGAGGATTTCAAGCAGCCCAGGACGGACGAATCCCCACCATTCTCTCAGACTTTCTGGTTGAATGAAAGAGGGTTTCATCCGATTACTACATATTTATAGGTCTTATTGGCCGTGCTATTTGCAAAGTGCGTCAGTACGGCACTGCCGTAATCCTGTGAGCTGGCATATACCCCGTAATCCCCGGCTGCGTTTGTGCCGTTAGAAGACACAAAATTGACCGTCACAATCGCCGACGGAGTGGCCGGTCTCGTCGGGGTGGTCTGGGCAGGTATCTGCTCAATCCGCACGTTTGTTGATGTGGTTCTCCAGTAGATCTCCACATAATCGTTGGCATTCAACTCAACCCAAAAGTTCAGCGCAGCAATCAGGTGGCCGTCAGTCCCGCCGTGGGAGTTTGGGATTGAGTACCGGCTATTAGATCCGGCGATGTTTGTGCCGTTCTTGGAGAACCAGATGTCTACATCCTGGATCTGTGTGTCTGTGCTTGCATACTGGATGCTGAACTGGACGTTATATATCCCGTAGCTCTTTACCGTAATCCTGGAGTTGCTCGCAACCGAGACCCCATTGGAGAAGTCTGTTGTATTGAATGTGACAGCATATGCAGCCGTAGTGGATGCCGCTGCCTGGTCTGTTGTATCTTGGAATGCCCCGTAGGGAGTCGAGTCAGTAAATGCCGCGCTCGAGGCTGGCAGGATCAAAATGATCGACTCGGGGCTGATATTCGGGTCGTAGAGGGTCGTAGTGGTTGCATCTCCTGTGGCAAGAGTCACCTCACCCACATTGTTGGACTTACCCCGAATAAGGTTATTGACAACCTCTGCAACGACACGTGGGTCTGATCCATATGGAGGTAACCCTCGAAACATCAGCGTCTCCCGCGAGGCACTATGTCCACATCAACAGCGGCGGCAGTCATCCAATCAGACCCGGTTGGAACAACGCGCAGCCTGTGGTATCTACCAGAGCTTCTCAAAGACACTCTATTGTCCGAGTCTGGAGATGATGCAGCCCCAAAAGATAGTTGGTCTTCCAACAAATCCCTGGATGCAACGGCAACAGTGGCAGAACCATTATCTACCTGTGGGCGAGCCAACTTAACCACACTCTGCTGTCCCCCACCAATGTCACCAGTCTCAATTAGGCCTGACAGGTTATCGCCCGTAAATGAAACAATCTTGTCATCCTGAGCACCACCAAACAGCAACCTACCCCCGGCCCACTGGCGAGAATCTAGGCTCACATCAAGAGCATCAATAGACGTGGAATAGGTGTCTAGTCCCTCAAGCGTCACCCCAGCAGTCGCCATTGAAGCCACATAGTCTGCCGTTGTCGTGCCGTAGCTCCACCGCTGGATCTGCCAGTTGTACATCAGCAGACTCATACCAGCGTTGGTGTTTGGGTAGCACCACAGAACAATCTTCTTGAGTGGGTCAATCGCAGACGAGATCTGCGTCACCAGCGCCGGGCTGACGTCTTCCCAAAACCAGCGGTCTACCTTTTCAACGCCGATTGGTGTAACGGTTTGTCCGTTGCACATATAGAACCCGTCATCGCTCAGGAAGAACGTCAGCGGGCCATATTGTGCAATGCTCCCAGGCTCGTAGCAACCAAGAGTTGAGGAGATTGTGTCGAATTGGAAGAACAAAGGTGCGCCGATATAACTCATCCGCACAATGCTCTGCTCGCACAGAATCAACCCATACTCGCCACCAGTAATGCCTTGAATGTCTCCACCATCAGGGATATCTTGATAGTCAGACTGGCTTGCAGGGCCTGATGTCCAGTTCGTCTCATCGTTGATGTCAGACCAGTAAACCCTATTGGGGTTTGATGTGGTTCTTGCCGCCACAACAAAGTCCCGAACAACATTGACAAATCTAGCGGTTGGCGCAGCAGCGGCAAGATCAGCAAATGCGGTGGAACTTCCAAGAGTCCACGCCTGTAGCTTCTCCGCACCATTGCCAGCAATCACCACATTTCCAAATTGTGTCCAATTCCACGGGTTTGACCCAGTGTATCCACCAGTCTTGCTCACATTATCAAGTGAGCGATCCGTGCCATCAAATTTGAAGAGCTTAGTGTTGCCGCCAGCAAACACGGTTGTGGAGGTTGAGTACTTTCCAGAGAACACACTGTTAAGGTTCTCCGTCGCTGCAAGTGAGTACTCAGCCACGCCAGGAAGAGGCCCGTATCCATTGACCTGCGGGACAACATTTCTGGCCTCTTGCAATGTGCCAGATATGCCTGGGTGGTCTGGTAACCACTCCCCAAACGAAATACGGCTCTCTGCCATGTTGCTTCCTTAGAACCAGACTCTTTCCGGGGAACTCGGAGCCACAGAATACGCATTCAGCTCTGGAGCTTCAGCGGTATGGCGCACATTAACGTGCCAGCCTGGAACCGGGGCCATCTCTGGCGCATCACCATCGTCTGTGGTGAGCATCTTGCCCGTAGGCTTGTAGATCACTCCAATCACATCAATGGCTGCGTAGCGCGGGCGACGGTCATCACCCTCGAACAGCACAGCATCTGCTGCCGATTCGGTTGTGAACTTCAGATGGTAGTCGTGATACATGACTGCTTCCTATGCGGTGATGGTTTGCAACTGTGAATCGGACAAACGGCTTGGGTAGTAGGTGACACGGCGAAACCAAATATTTGAAGTAGCCGTTAAACTTGCGCCAAATTTTAAGTTTGTCAAACCAACGGGCATAGTAGCCGAAGAGTCTACTGACCCCGCTGTACCGTTGACTGCTGCCTGTAAATCGTTGGCTTTTACAGCAAACGCTGTTTTGTAGGTTGTATTAGCTGCATATGTGGTCGCTGGAGTTGTAACAGACCCATCAGCTGTTCCTCCAGATACGGTCAACATTTGGATTGTGTTAGCACTTCCTGCTGAATTGATAATACGGTTACTTGTCGTACCATCATCAAACTGAACCCATACTTGCCCAGTTGCAGATTTCACACCCTCTAGTACAAACTCCGCAAACAACGTCCCCTCAGTCGCATTAAACCAAGGACTCAGCGTATCTACTGAAGCGACATCTGCTGATCTGGTGACGGCCGCTGTGGTGGTGGGGATGACGGAGGTGGCAAACGCGCCGAGTTCTAGCTGGGGCAGGCCGATGCGGATGGTAAAGTTGACCGACGCGCTGTTTGTTACCGTGAATCGAAATCGCGGCTGCACAAATGCGGTAGCTACGTTACTGGTGGCTCTCGATGCCGTAATTCTTGTAAAGGTGGAGGTTGGGGACGCAACGGAAATACCGCCAGATGTTAATTGCACACCACCAGAATCCAATTCGCGGATGTCAAAAAACGCAGCGGTGACATTTGTCAAATCACCCGCAACAACGCTCCACCAAGCCGAAGAAGTCCATGTTTGCCCGTTTGTAGCAGCAATTTGAGTTGCTACTTCCGGCACCAAAACGTATGCGGTTCCCGTGGTTGTTCCAGTGACTTGTAAATCAATGTAGGTGATGCCGTTTGAAGTCCCGGTGCCAATGACATTGGTTGTTAACCCAACAGATGACGAAACACTCCAATTCGTCGGCAACGTCCCAGGAGTCCCGGCTACCGCTCCCTGCATCGTATTGTTGCGGATGCTATTCGTCCTCGACTCCTCCACCAAAAACCCTCTAGCTGCTAACGTGCTAGGGTTGTAGTCCAGGCGCGGGGCATTGGATGCCGCTGTCTGAAGCGTCCCGGTGCTGTCAAAATATGTGGCAGAACTTGCTCTGGTGAAGGTGATCGGGCTATAAACCCCGAACACTCCAGGATATGTGATTACGGCTGGCATCCATCAGCTCCTTACGATCCAATAGCAACCGTGTTGCCAATAAAGTTAGTCTCGAATGAATAGTCTTGCGTCGTAAGCGTGGCCCCATCTGGCAATGTTATTTGGCGCAGCTCACTATCGCTCAAACGCCGGGGGTAGTAGGTGATGCGGCGGAGGTAGCCATTGGTTTGAGTAAGGCTTGTGCCTTTGCCAAGGTCAAGTTGCGTTACGCTGCCAAATGCAGATGCAGGGCTTGATTGATTTACCGCGCTACTGTTTACAGAAAAGCCACCACCATTTGTCCCAACTTGATAAGCCAGTGCTGCTTTACCTATCGCACCTACAGCTACGCTTCCGGCCTGCGTTGGATTTGTCGCAACACCACCTGAGACAAGACGAGGTGAGACGTTGTATGGATCGCCTGCACTAGCAAAAAACTGAATTCGATTGTTATTTGTGCCGTCTGTAATACCGACGATAGCTTTGCTTCCAGTCGCCGTGTAAACAGAGTATTCCGCAAACAACGTCCCCTCACTCGCGTTATACCAAGGACTCAGCGTATTCACCGACGCAACATCTGCTGATCTGGTGACGGCTGCGGTAGTGGTTGGGATGTAGCTGGTGGGGAAAGCTCCAACTTCAAATTGTGCGCCCCAGATGTACAGGCCAGTGCCCGAACCTGCTGTATAGTCCATATTATATATTTGTTGCGACGCTCCTCCAGCAGATATACACGTTGCAACAATTGAACACCTGTACCACCCATTTCCTACGTTGGTCATGGTTGAAGTGGCTGGCCCATTGTGCGTTCCGTTTGATAAATCAAAATCAGTTATTC